GATATGGGAAAAAAAGCACCGGCAGCACCACCGCCACCTGATTACAGGGGTGCGGCGATTGAGCAGGGCGCAGCCAATTTGGAATCGGCAAGGGCTACTGCTCGGTTGTCCAATCCCAATACTTACACGCCATATGGTACTCAATTGGTAAGCTATGAGGGCGATATTCCTACCATTCGCCAAACCCTTACACCGACCGCACAAAAGACTTTAGAGGCTCAACAAGGCGTTGAATTGTCATTGGCTAACCTTGGGTCTAAAGGAGCGCAAACAGCCTCTAATGTGCTTGATAAGCCGTTTAGTTTTGGTGGGCCTGATGTTCAAACTGCATTAGATTTGAGCAATGTGGCAAAGATGCCAGTTAATGCAGGCATGACGGGGCAAGAAGCCATCATGCAACGTTTAGAGCCGTCTTTGGCAAGGCAGCGCACCAGTACAGAAACGCAATTGATCAATCAAGGATTGCGACCCGGTACAGAGGCTTACGACAACGCAATCAATTTACTTGGTCAACAAGAGACAGACGCTAGAACGCAAGCGGTTTTACAGGGTCTTAACCTTGATATTGGCGCAAATCAACAAGGGTTTGGTCAAGCGCTTGAATCTGGCAAGTTTGGCAATACTGCCCAACAGCAGGCTCTGGCTGAGGCCATTCAGTTACGTCAATTGCCGCTGAATGAGATCACGGCCCTCATGTCTGGCTCGCAGATTCAAAATCCGCAGTTTGGGGCTTATTCTGGCGCTACTGTGCAAGCTGCGCCAATATTTGCAGGCACACAAGCGCAAGGGCAATACGACATGAACAAGTATGCCCAAGATGTCTCTCAAGCTAATGCAGCCACTGCGGGTTTATATTCGTTGGGTGGGGCGGCTTTGGGTGCGCCTAAAGGCACGTTTTCTGACCGCAGATTGAAATCAAACATTGTCAGGCTTGGTACTCACCCAATTGGCATTGGAATTTATGAATACGACATATTTGGCGGTCGCCAGATTGGTGTTATGGCGCAAGAGCTGTTAGAAGTGATGCCAGATGCTGTGCATCAACATTCAAGCGGCTACTTGATGGTTGATTACGGGAGACTTTGATGCCAGCAATTAACTTAAGCCCACTTACTGCGGAACAAGAAGCGCTTGACCGCCGCCGCAAAATGGCAGAGGCAATGCAACAACAAGCAATTTTGCCAATTGAGATGCCAAACGTACCCGGCGCAAAAGTCAGCCACCTACAAGGCTTAGCAAAACTATTGCAAGGCTACATTGCAGGCAAAAATCTTGAAAGAGCAGAGGAAGAAAAGAAACAATATGAAACAGACTATATGTCTGACATTGGATTTCTTTTACGCAATGCTGGTAAGAGTGAAACCATACAAGGCGATGTAATTACACCCGCTAAAGAAGCTGTCATGCAGCCTCCTATGCCTATTCAAGAAAATGTGGATCAGATACAAGCCTTAACTAATTTAACTTTTCCTGACCCAACAAATGCCGCTAGAGCTGCAATTGGTTTAAATTTAATGCGTCCAGAAGACAAGCAAAGAATTACCAATTTGCCCGTAATGTCAGAAGAAAAAATACTTGAGCCTGCTGTGGCTGAGGTAAGAGCGCCAAGCCGACAAGTTCCATTGTTGTCGCCTGATTTACTAAGCCCTGAGAATGCCCAGCGTTACATCAAAACTAGCGCAGGAAAAACAGCATTGGCGCAATATTTGTTGCAACAGCAAGCACAGCAACAAGCGGCAGCACAAGCTGAATTGGAAGCCTCACGGAAACTTGTAGCATTTAATCCAGAGCAAAACGTAGGCACATTTAGCGGTGGTAAATTTAATACCGTTATTCAAGGTCAACCCAAACCAATGACAGATGCACAACAATTAGAGGCAGAATTAAAGCAATATGCAACAGAAGTTGAAGCAGACAAAGCTCTAGATGTTGGTCGCCCAGTAAGAACATTTCAACGTTTGCCAAAAGGTGTGCCAATAGGTGCAAAACGAACTGGTGGCAGAACTCCTGACGGCAGAGAAGTTTTTGAGTTAAACGGCAAAAAGTATGTGGGGGAATAATGGCTGAATACACTGGTGAAGTAATTTACGATACCCCGCAAGGTAAACCCAAGCCTGTGGTTAACCCCGCATTGGTCAATGCGTTAGTGCCGCCCGCTGTTGCGCCAAGAGCTGCGGCAATGCCTGCGCCTTTATCGCCACAAGATCAAAGGGCATTTGACTTAGCAGAGGCTAAGAAAAAATCCGAGCAACAATCAAAAATTGCTGAAGAAAATCGAGCCGTAGCGCGAAAATTACAAGAAGAAGCTCGGCAAAAAGAAGCAAAATTAGCGGAAGAACAAAGAGCAATAAAATTAAAGGCCGAGGAAATAGATTTAAAGAAAGCCAAAAATCTTGAAAATTTACCAACTTTAATCAAAAGAGCAAAATCGGTTTTAACTGGTGAAAGCGTTGATGAAACAGGTGCGGTGACAAAGGCGCCATTACCAACTCAAAGTTTGGGTGGTTCAATTATTGATACCATGGGTGGGTTTGTTGGAAAAACTCCGCAAGGTGCAGCGCAAGCAGACAGATTAAAAGTTATTGGTGGCGCTTTGGTTTTGGCAATGCCCCGAATGGAAGGGCCGCAATCTGATGCCGACACTAAGCTATATAGAGAAATGGCTGGCAAGGTTGGCGATGAAACTGTATCAATTCAAAGACGGCTTGCGGCTTTAGATGAAGTTGAAAAAATATATTCCAAATACAACAAAACTTCTGGATGGAAAGTGGTTAAGTAATGGCTGACCAAATCTACAAAGTCCAAGACCCGCAAGGAAACATTCGCCAGATCAGCGGCCCTGCCGGTGCGTCTGAAGATGAAATCATTGCACAAGCACAAAAATTATTTGCTGATGCAGCACCAACTTCAGCCCTTGATCAACCAGTTATTGAACCTAAAAAACGGTCTTGGCAAGAGACAAGCGGAGAATCTTTACAAAATACGGTAAAAAATCGTCAAGTTCCACGCATAGAAGACCTTGTGCCGCCAGCGGGAGAAAGCCCAATGCCGGGCTTATTGATGGGCGCTGGTGATCCTTTCTTGGCAGGCACACGCTTGCTAATGGAAACAGGTTTAGGTGATAAACGCGCAATGGATGCTGTTATTGCTGAACGTGAAGCTAAGTACCAAGCGCAACGACAAAACAAAGGGTTTGACACTAGCCGATTGGTTGGCAATATTGTTAGCCCTCCAAACGTGGCTTTAACGATGGCTTTGCCCGGCTCAATGGTTTCTACTGTGCCAAGATTATTGGGAACTGGTAGCGTTATGGGTGCAGGCACAAGCCTAATGAATCCTGTGACCGACCCAGCCCAACAAAAAGATTACGGCAGCACATTGCAATCAAACATGATGATGGGCGGCATTCTTGGCCCAGTATTTCAAGGCGGCGCTAGAGCAGCGGGCGCTATGGGTAGCAACATTGCCCAAAGGGTTAGCGAAAGCTCTGCGGCTGAAGCGGCAAAACTTAAACTTGCTGATGTATTGTCCAAAAGCGGCATAGGCTCATTGTTTGAGCAAGGTGGTGGTGGCAACGTTTTAAAACAGATTGAAACCAAATTAGCCAAACTTGGCCCAGAGGCCGCTTTGGTGGATGCGTCTGGACAACCTACCAAAGTTTTGCTTGATACGCTGGCAACCTTGCCGGGGCAAGCTAAAACCCTTGTAGAGCAGTTTATTCGTAATAGGCAAGCCACACGCCCACAAAGAATAATGACGGCGGCTGATGAGGCTTTAGGCACTGGTGGCGCAGGTTACAAAACAACTTTGGATGCGCTAGTTAAGCAAAAGAAAACTGATGCTGACCCATTGTATAAACAAGTTAAAAATTTGTCGGTCAGAGTTGATGACAATCTTTTCAATCTAATTCAACGTGCGCCAGACGCATGGAAAGCGGCACAAGATTTGGCGCGTAGAGAGGGCAAAGTACCGCTAGATTTGTCAAAAATCAAAGCTGGCGATGATTTGTCATTTGATGCGTTAGATACGTTAAAAAAAGCATTATGGACAATTGGCGAAAAAGAAAAAGTAAATTTCAAAGCCACGGCAGAAAGCCGAGCAACTGACAATCTACGCAATCAATTAACGCAAAAACTTGATGATTTGTCACCTAAAGACAAAGATGGCAAATCAATTTATAAGATGGCTCGGGATGCGTTTGCAGGGCCAGCCGAACTTGAAAGCGCAGTTATAGCGGGACGAACCGCTATGAAAACCGATGAAATTGGCGTTTCTGAGTTAACCAAAGGTATGAGCGCTGGCGAATTAGATGCTTTTAGAATTGGCGCTTTACAGTCTTTGCGGGATAAAGTTGGAACTGAGGCAGGTCAAACATCATTGTTAAAGATGTGGAAAGAGCCTGCTACTAGTGGAAAACTCAAAGAAATATTTGGCAAAGATTTTAGACAATTTTCGTCATCTGTGGCTAAAGAGGCTAGATTGAAAGAAATTGAGCAAACTGGCAGAGGCACAAAAACAGCCCAGCGTTTATTGTCAGCAGCCGAATTGGATGCCCAAGACGCAATGCAAGCTGGTCAAGCGGTTGCAAGCGCTAGTCAGGGCAATGTTGGGCCATTAACAGGCACAGTTTTAAATTTTGGAAAAAAGATTTCCACGCCAGAACAAACACGCAATGAGATGGCAAAATTGCTATTACAAAAAGGCCCGTTTGCAATGCGTACTTTAAGAGACTTGCCTGAGACTGTAAGGAAGTTTAATGAAGCTCAAGCTAAGCAAGCAGCTTTGGCAAATGTTTTAGCACAACAACCTAATAGGTGAACTAATGTCTTATAATGGCTCAGGAACTTTCCAAATAAACACTTCTGGGCAACCAGTAGTTGCAGGCACGGTCATATCTTCGACCGCCTTTAACGCCCTCACAGCGGACTTGGCGACAGGTCTGTCCACGGCTATTACCAAGGACGGTCAGACCACCACAACGGCTCGCATACCGTTTGCGGCGGGTATTAACTCAAGCCTAACCACAGACTCCTCTAGCGTCTCCACAGGGTCAATCATTACGGCGGGCGGTGTGGGTGTGGCTAAAGCGCTGTATGTGGGTACAACGGCTAATGTAGCCAGTACAACAGATTCAAGTAGCATTAGTACAGGTGCAATAGTCACCGCTGGTGGTGCGGGTATAGCCAAGAATCTTTATGTTGGCGCAAATGCCAATGTAGCGGGTACTCTTGGCGTTACCGGCGTGGCAACATTTAGCGCTGCGCCCATTTACTCTAGCTTGACTGCTTCTAGTGCTGTGGCGACAGACGCATCTAAGGCATTGGTAAGCGTTACTAATACAGGCACAGGCGACAACGTATTGGCGACTAGCCCGACCTTGGTAACGCCTATCCTTGGAACGCCACAAAGCGGCACACTAACCAATTGCACAGGTTTACCCACCACGGCGTTAACTGGAGCAATCACCGAGGCTAATGGCGGTACAGGTACAACAATTGGCTATAACGGCTTCAAGAACCGCCTAATAAATTCCGCAATGGTGATTGACCAAAGAAATGCGGGGGCGAGTGTAACTCCCGCTTCTTCTGCTTACACATTAGACAGATGGCAAGCAGTTATAAATGTAGCATCAAAATTTAGTGTGCAACAAAGTTCAACAACAGCTACTGGCTTTTCAAAATCATTGTTGGCAACCTCTACTTCTGCGTATTCGATTGGTGCTTCTGAATATTGTTTACTTCAACAAGGTATTGAGGGATTCAACATTGCTGATTTAGGTTGGGGAACTGCTAATGCTCAAACAATAACCTTATCTTTTCAAGTTCGTAGTTCATTAACTGGAACATTTGGTGGAGTTCTTGCTAATAGCAATTTTTCTCGTTGCTATCCATTTACTTATACTATTTCATCCGCTAACACATTTGAATCTAAAACAGTAACTATTGCTGGTGACACAAGTGGTACTTGGGATTCAACAAACGGCGCTGGAATTCTTGTCAATTTTAGTTTAGGGTCAGGTTCAACAGTAAGCGGAACTGCTGGTGCATGGGCAGGGACTTTATACACTTCAGCCACAGGCGCAACATCAGTAGTCGGCACAAACGGCGCTACTTTCTACATCACAGGCGTACAGCTAGAAAAAGGCTCAACAGCAACGTCATTTGATTACAGACCTTATGGGACTGAGCTTCAGCTTGCACAGCGTTATTATGCAAAAACATTTGGACAAAGCACTGCACCAGCGCAAGCAGTTGGTTCTATTGCTGGGGCATTGGCAGGGTTTGGTCAAAATGCGTCTGTTGGCCCTGCGGCAAGATTTCAATTCCCTGTTGTTATGAGAGCCGCCCCATCGACTGTTACCACATATAGTCCTTTTCAATCTGATGCAAACTGGCGTGAATCATCAAATGCAACAAGCAATACTGCTGTGGTTGGAACGGCATTAGATTCTGGTGTTGTAATTACATCAAGCACTCAAACTGGAACAAATTATTTTTACATTCATGTAACTGCAAATGCGGAGTTGTGAAATGGTGACTTATAAACTTTCAAAAATCACAGACTATGTTCAAAAATTCGTTGATGAAATTGCAACTGGTGAATGGCACAACATAGAGTCATCACAAGAATACCTTGCATGGCTTGCAGAGGGCAACGAACCAAGTTCACCTGACGAGAATGTAAATGAAGAATAGGTTTGTTCCTACGGCATTGCTTGTGATGGAGCATAACGTCACTGGCATGAAATACTTTTGCAAAACCACTCTTTTTTATAGGATAAGGTCGTACAAAGGTAGTGGAGTAGCTTGGACGAAGCATTTAAAAGAGCATGGCAATGATGTTAAGGTAACTGTTCATGGGTTTTATTTAAACGAGCATACTTGTGTTGCGGCGGCAAAATCTTTTAGTGTTGCCAACAACATCGTGGAAAGTGATGAATGGGCAAACTTAGTTATTGAGACTGGGAAAATAGGCGCAATCATGAAGGGGGAGCGCAATCCGTTTTACGGAAAAACTCATACACCAGAAACAGTAGAAAGATTAAGATTGCAAAAAATTGGAAAGTCGGTCAATAAAGGCGCATACCAATCACCTGAAAAAAGAGCAAAAATCTCTGCGTCTTTGAAGGGTAGAAGCAATCCAGTAATTTCGGTAAAACTTAAAGGTCGCAAATTGTCAGAAGAACATAAAGCCAATGTGATTGCCGCAAGGAAAGGATATACACATAGTATGGAAACCAAAGAAAAGCTACGATTGGCATCACTTGCTCAATGGGCTAAACAACGCCAATTCAAATCATTGCCAGCAGATGAGGTCACACCATGACACCAATTGAAGCACGCTTAGACACGCACGAGGCCGTGTGTGAGCTGCGCTACGAGAGCATCAACGCTCGACTCAAGCGCATTGAGCAGATATTAATAGGGTCATGTGCCGCCATTATTGGTATGCTGTTGACGCTTGTTTTAAAGCTCTAGGAACGTGAAATCGAGCCGATCACGCTGGCGCTTGCTGCAATAGCTGGAATCAAGCAGGGCGTGGCTCTGTACAAGGATGCAAAAGCTGCGGGTACAGACCTTTACAAGATCACCAAAGAAATCTCTGGATTTATTGGGCAATTCTTTGACGCACATGAGAAAGTCAAAAAGGACGTTAAGCGCCAAGAGCTTGACCCGCCCAAAACCAAATCAATGAAAGCACAGGCATTAGAAAATGTCTTTCACCAGATTGAATTAGAGCGCCAGTCAGTAGAATTGCGTGAGTTTTTGATCTACCACACAGACCCAGCACTAGGTGCAGTTTGGTCAAGGTTTGAGGAAGAATACAAAAAACTAAACGAGGAAAACGAGAAGCAGATTGAACTTGACCGCCAAATGGAGATTCAGCGCAAATGGCAACGCAGAAAAAGACTCAGCAATCTGCAAGACAAGGCGCTAATAATCGCAGCAGTTCTGACGCTTACTATATACCTCCACCTCCTCCTATGGTCAATCAAACAGATGACAACGGGCAAATAGTTTTTTTGATTTCACTGATTGCGGTGATGTTGATTTTGCCGCTGTTCCTGTATTTGATGGCTTCGATGTATTTTGATATGCTTGTGTTGCAACAAGAAAACAAACAACAGCAGGCCATTATTCGCCGCCTTATCATTGAATTGGAGAACAAAAAATGATTCCCATAGTCGCATCGTTGCTTGGCACATTGGCTCAAAACGGCCTTGGCCTGTTATCTAGTGCCATCCAAGCCAAAGGCAAGGAAGTGGTTGAAAACACGTTGGGCGTAAAAATTCCTGACAACCCCACACCAGAGGACGTTAGCAAGCTAAGAGAGCTGCAATACGCCCATGAGGAAAGACTGCTTGAGCTGGGCATTGAAAAAGCCAAGATGGAACTTGCCGAGCTTGATCTGCTGGCAAAGGCCGCCCAGAGTGATGCAGATAACGTGACAGACCGCTGGCAGGCAGATATGTCTAGTGATTCATGGCTGTCCAAAAACATACGCCCTATGAGCCTTATAGCTATCTTTCTAGGATACTTTCTGTTTGCCATGATGTCAGCCTATGGTTACAACGCCAATGAATCTTATGTAACCCTGCTGGGTAACTGGGGGATGTTGATCATGGGTGCATACTTTGGCGGCAGAACAATTGAAAAACTTGCTGATATGCGAGGTAAAAAATGAGCCTATCTAACGAACAAGCGGCATTCTTGTTGGATGCTTGCAAACTGATTCAATACGCCAC